CGAGGATCACCGCGGGCTCGCTGAGGTGCTGCGCGGGCTGAAGGGGATGGTGATGCTCTCGGGGTATCCTTCGGCGCTGTATGACGAGCTTTACGGCGACTGGAACCGGCTCGAGCGCGACGCGCTGGCCGACGGTGCGAAGAAGCGCGTGGAGTGCCTGTGGTTCAACGCCGCCGCATGGAACGCACGGCCGCAGATGGAGCTGATGCGGTGAGAGGTGTGCGGTGAGCCGTAGCTACCCAAAGGTCGGTTGCCTTTATGTCTCCAAGTCTGGGCTTATCTCAAGGTATCGGGCCATGCGGCGCGTTGAGGTTGTTTGCGGTGAGTGATGTGGCGAGACTTTACAGGGTGGCGACCTCCGCTAGAAAGCAGGATGAAGAATGGGTTTAGCACTAGAAGAGAATTTCTGTTGCCTATGCGGAACTGGCCGAGAAAACGCTGGTAGCCAGCGATGAGTGTGATGGGTGCGATGTTTTCGCGGGGCGGGGTGGTCGATCCGTGGGACTATCAGGAGCCCGCAAGCTTTCCGCCGGGTGAAGTGCGGACGATTGTGGTGACGGATGCGATGCGTGCGGCGGATGCTGCGGAGCGCGCGATCCGGGAGCGGCCGGAGCATGCGTGGTCGGCGGTGAAGGCGTCGCTGAGTGAGGCGAACCTGGGTGGCCGCGTGGTGCGTGCCGAGGCGGCGCGCGGGCGGGCGGCTGGGACGCGTGGCGTCGTGACGGGGCGTCCAGCGCCGCTGAAGCGCCGGTGCACGCAGTGCGATGCGCTGCTCGGCAGGGTGTCCAATGCGACGATGTGCAAGGCGTGCCGTCCGAAGCGTGTGCGGCCTCCGCGGGGACGCCGCTGCCCGGCGTGTGCCAGTCGCATGCACCATGCCGCGCCGATCGACGCGGTGTGTATCCGGTGCCGGGGTGGTGAGCGCGCTTACGTTGTGGAGCAGCGTGCTGCGAAGGCTGCGCCGGCCGCCACTGCGAGGCGGGAGGATGTGACGCCGGTGCGGTCTGCGAAGACGCTGGAGGCGTCCGGTGTGGCGCCGCAGCGGATGTGCTCGCGGGGATGCGGTCGACGGTTGTACGCGAAGAATGCGGGTGACGTGTGTGGGCGGTGCGCGCAGGCGAGGAAGCCGACGCCGGTGTGTGCGGCTGGGTGTGGCCGTATGGTCTCGCCGCTGAGCAAGCATGCAGTGTGCCTGCGCTGCAGACGGCCAGAGCGCGCCGCGCGGGTGTGCTCGACGGTAGGTTGTGGCAACGGCTTGGGGCCGAATAACAAGCGTGGGACGTGTTTTGCGTGTGAGGGTGAGCGGAAGCGGCATGCGCAGACGGTTTCGGCGGCGATGGATCCCAAGCAGTGCGTGGCGGGCTGTGGCCGGTGGCTGTCTGTGGGGTTGCGGCGGCGAGCGGACGATTTGTGTAAGGACTGTGGCGCGAGCGCGGACGAGAAGGCGATTCGCGGGTGCGTCGCGAGGCTCGCCAGGCGTTGCGGCCGAGCTCGGCGGAGGAGCTGCGGCTGAACCGGTGGTGTGCGGTGCTGCCGGTGGAGCATCGGGCAACGATTGCGGAGGGAATTACATACTTGACTCCCTTGAGGTCTAAATGAAGATTGTGCCGCTTGAATTGCGCGACCTGAACGCCCTTGTGAGCGGTCTGCATCGCCACCACGGGAACTTATATGAAGCAAGGTAATCAAGTATATAAATCCCCTTTATAGCTCCCTCACCAGGGGAACATATGTTGACTAGCGAGATGCGGCATTTCCACAACCCAAAAATGGGGGTCTTGCTCCACATGCCCTCTATGCCGCACGATAGAGATCGTATAAGTTCTCTCTCTTTCCGCGAAAATGTTGCTTCTTTGCAACTCAGGCTGAGTCCCGGACAGCATAAAGCGGGCTGAACTGTACGACCAAGAACCTTCGTGCCCCTAAAAGATGACATCGCCTCGTGTTCTTAATCTCACCAATGGTTATTGGTACAAGCGGTCCCGTGCCGAGCGGGCGGTGCATGAGTGTGCGGTCGCGTGGGTTGAGCATGGCGTAAGCGTTCGCAGTCTTACCTTGGCCGAAGCGATTGTAGCTCGCAAGCAGCAAATCAAAGCTTCCGAGCCTCTGCCGTGCGCTGAGATTCCTGGATTGAAGTACGAGCCATGTACCGCTGGCATGATGGCGAGTCGCAGTAGGGCTGCTCTGGTGTGGGGCGCGCACGACTTTGTTCGATCTGTAACGGGAGCGGCCAACTAGGATGTCTACCGAGCGCACGCAGTATCTCGCCTGCTTTTTGATTGTCTTTGCGGCAATCTGCATCGGCGTGGGATCTGAGTTTGCATGGCGTGACCTGGTCAACTTCGCCACAATGTTCGGTGGCGGTGGCGTAGGTATCCTCACCGGCCAAAAGCTCAGTCAATCCACCACTTCCGGGGATGTCATCAACCCGCCAAACCCTACCACAGCGGCGTAAAGCCGCAGGAGACAAACATGAGCATCGTTTCGGCAATCGAAAGTGCGTTTGACAAGGCAAAGGCTGAGATAGAGAAGTGGTGGGGCAAGGAGCCCGATTTTGCTACGATACTCACGATGGGAATTGCCATCGTAGGAGTCTCGCTGGAGACGGTCTTCACCGTTGATGGAAATGGCCCAGCCGCGACGCTGGTGGGCGCTGTGGTATCCAAGGCCCAGGCAGAGATTGCCGCAGTCAACACGTTGGTGGCGACGGTCGGCACTACGCCTTCGGTGAAGTCGCTGCTTTTGGGCGTTGCGACGGACATTTCCACCCTGGAAGCGGCCGCAAATATCACCGATCCGAAGAGTGTGGCTGCCGTCACGTTGGCGGTGAACACGCTCAATTCGCTGGTGAGTTCCTTCCCAACGACTCCGGTAGCCACCACGGCGGCCTAATTCACGAATTTACAGGAGGCAACTATGATTTCACCCACCGTCGGACGGATTGTTCTGTATCACCCCGCCTTTTCTCCCGACAGCGGCACAAATGAGCGGACCTTTGCGGCTATCGTTTGCCATGTGTGGTCGGATACGTGCGTCAATCTCGCCATTTTCGACTCCAACGGCGTGCCTTCGTCGCAGACCTCCGTGTTCCTGTATCAGGGAGACGGTGATCGGCCAGCATCGCAGTATGCGGAGTGGATGCCGTATCAGCTCGGTCAGGCCGCAAAAACTGTTGAAGTTGAAGCGAAATTGGCGAAGGACTGCTAAAGTTGAACCGCACAGCCATCGGCGCCCATATTGCAGTGATCCTGCTATGCGGCGTCGTCGCTGTTTGCGCTGTCGAGCTGACGAACACTGTGGACCGCACGCTGGATGGCTTGAACGCAGCTCTGGCTACCGTGAATCGGCCAAAATCAGGCACGCTGTCCATGCTGGATGACACGATCCTGCAAAGCCGCCTGACAATCGACGCCACCAACAAGGTGCTCCTTCACGAGCAGACGCAGCTCGCGACCTTTGATGGCTACGGGCATCAACTGGATGCGGAACTGGCCGAACTGGCCGGCCACGCTGACAAGACGCTGGACGCACTCAACACAACGGTTGATGCAGCCAAGGTGACCCTTGGTACCGCCAACACCACGATCGCAGCATCGCAGCCTTTTTTGGTGCAAGCGAACTCGCTGGTGACGCATCTGGACGCGCAGACAGTGCCGGATGTGAACCGCTTCCTTGAGACTTTGCCGCCTGTAGTCGCCAATATGCAGGTCGTGACCGCTCAGGCTGCCATCATCGCGACAGACGCCAAGATAGAAGAGCAGAAGTACACGCATCCGCCGAAGAAGAAACTGACATTTTGGGGAGCGGTCGAGGCCGCGGCGGGTGTGGTGCACAAGTTTGAACCGCCGATCTTCTAAACAATCCAAGGATAAGGAGTGCAGATGATCTGGGTAGTTCTGTTCGAAACTTGCGTCATCGTGGTATTGACCATCGGCTTTCTCGCTCTTGATCTGGAGTGCGACAGGCTTCGCGCTGGAAAGCTCTTCGACGAGGCGCAGATTGAGCGCCTGAAGGTACAACTTGGAGAAGCGCTGGTAAAGGCCGCAGAAGCAAAGAACGCCCGTACTCGTGCGCTAGGTGGACGTGTACATGGGAGTGAATGATGATGAAAAGGGGCCGCTGGTGGAGAAAGAATTTACGGAGGCAGAGATGGACGCCATTCTCCGTGCCACAAGACCGATCATTCGCGAAGAAGTTCAATTGCAGCTGACTCCGTTGCGCACGCAAATGGGATCCATCGAAGCGCAGGCGAAGGTGAATGGAGAGCAGCAGCAGCAGGGGCGCATAGAGATTGCTGGCCTAGTGGGTCTATTTACCGCCGTCTTCGGCACAGATGGGCTTGGTGGAACGCTCGGAATCCTCGTAAGGAATGCTGTGGCTGACGCAAAGCGCGCAAATGAACTCGCGCACGCCACGAACGGCAACGTCGAGCTGTTGGTGAATCGAGGATGGATCAAGAAGGAGATGGCCGACGAGAAGAGTACGGCCAGAGCAACCTGGGTGAAGTGGGGGGTTGGCATCCTTACGACCGTTGGATTAGGCAAGGCCGCTCTGTGGTTGAATGCGATGGCGCATAAGGTGACGCACAAGTGACGGAACCGGATCAAGGGGTGGGAAGACCGACCGATTACACAGAAGAAAAGGCAACGCTGATATGCGACCTCCTGTGTGAAGGGAAGAGTCTTGTTGAAATATGTGGGCTGGAAGGTATGCCCCACAGGTCCACTGTTTTCAGGTGGATAGAAGCGAATGAAGGATTTCGCAACAAGTACGCGCGCGCGCGTGAGGATCAGGCCGAACTGATGGCGGATCAGCTGCTTGCCATTGCGGATGACATGTCCAACGACGTCAGCGGCGAATTGAAGATGCCGAATGCCGTTGCGGTGCAGCGCGCAAAGCTTCAAATTGATACGCGCAAATGGATCGCCTCGAAACTCCTGCCGAAGAAATACGGCGACAGGAACATTACGGAGCTTCAGGGTAAGGATGGCGCGGAATTGAATTTCACGCTGACACGCGTCGGCAAGAAGTAATCATACGGAGCCCAAAGGAGAACCAAGATGGCAGATGAAACGGTAACACTGAAGCCGGAAGCAGTTGAAGTCGGCAAAGCGGTGAAGGACGAGAATGCTTCGAACCTTCCCTACCACAACGCCGAGACCGAGAAGATTGCGGAGGATCGCGCGAAGGATGTTGATCCCAACCCTCCGTACGCGTTCACGAAGAACGGCTATACGGTGAAGGAAGTGGCTGCAGTGGCGCCTGCCACGACGCCGACCTATGAAGTCGTCGCCAATGGCTTCAGCAAGACGTTTACGGGTCGGCGGGACGCGGAGATTTATGCTGGTACGCATGCGCCGTACGTCGCGACACATCCCGTGGCAAAGCCTTTGGCGAAGTCAAGCGGAATGGATGGCGATGCAGGAGCGTGGACGGAAGCTGGAGACGGATTGAACTACCCCAAGGCGGATCACGCCGTGGAAGAGCCCAGCAAGTAGGCAGCTTGCCCATAGACTTACACTTGCAGCCGAAGCAGGATGACCTTCTTGATTTGATCGAGAACCATCCTGCTTCGGTGATTGGTGTCGGTGGTGGTCGTGGAGCGGCGAAGTCTGGCGGCGCGGATCGCATTGCCATCGCGATGATGGTGGACAGACCTGAACTCGTCGCCTGCATCGTGATGCGTAATTACGATCAGGTGCGCAAGTATCACGTCGAGCCGATCATGCGTGACTTCCCTGTGCTAGAGGGGTATTACCGCAAGACAGATTCGAAGATCAAGCTTCCCGTAGGCGGCAAGTTCTCGGAACTGGATTTCAGCTACGCCGAGTCGCTGGAAGATGTGAAGCGCAGGTTTCGTTCAGGCAATTACGACCTGATCATTCTCGACCAGGCTGAGCAGTTTACCTGGGAAGAGATCAGTGAGATGGGCCTTGCGGCTCGCTCGAAGAAGGGCAAAGCGAAGCTCGTATTGCTGTTCAATATGGGCGGCATAGGCATTCAGGATCTGCGCAACAGGTTTGGCCCGGCACCGAAGTTCAACGAGAACGAAGACCCGAATGAGTATGTGTTCCTGCATGTCTATCCGCAGGACAATGTGGAGTGGTCTCGCAGTGAGTTGGAAGCGGACGGCTTGGGCGAGGAAGATTACTACTCGTGGTCGGATCAGCAGAGGTTTGAGTATTTCACCACGCGCAGCGCCTACGGCCGGAAACTCAACGCGCTGGATGATGCGACAAGAGCGCGAGACCTTCTTGGGTCGTGGGAAAGCCTGGAGGGAGCGTACTTCGGGCGCGTGTTTGATTACAAGGCAACGATGCAGTCGGCTGAGATAGCAGAGGGGGTGATCCGATCTTGGGATCCGCGCTGGCTGTCGACGGATTGGGGCAAGTCCCATTTCTGTTCGACCCACTGGCACGGCAAGTCGTTGTTGAGCCCCAGGGAAGTAAAAGAGAAGCTGGGCTGGGATGTGCCCGTTCCACTGAACGTGGTGAGCACCTATCGCCGCATGATCGTGAACGAACAGACATCCACGCAAGTGGGTAAGGCGCTGGTTGCTGCAACGCCATTGAGGGAGCGGGAGAAGCTGCAGCGGTACTTCTTCAGCCCGGAGCAGTTTGGAGAGCGGGACTCGGAAAATACGGTGCCGATCCTGATCGGGCAGGAGCTGAGCCCGTTTGGGATGCCTGAACCGGAGTCTGCAGACAACAGTCGCAAGCCTGGCTGGCAGCTGATGTATGCGCTGCTGAACAACACGAGGATATGGGCGACGCCGAAGGACAAGCGTACCCCGGAGATGGTTGCGGAGGCTGGTGACACGGTGTGGATTGTGTCGTCGGAGTGTCCAGAACTTCTGGAGACGATTCCGGTGTTGATGCGCAACGTCAAGGACCTGGACGACGTGGTCAAGACGGACAAGGGTCAAGCAGTCCTGGCAATGGACGTCGCGGATGACGTGAGGTACGGCTTGCAAAGCATGCTTGGCTCAGGCGTGAAACCAGAGAAGGTCAAGCATGCCGAGAAGCTTACGGCGCTGTTTGCAGCCGGGGATAGGCAGTCGATGACGATGGCGGAAATCAGCTTCAGGGCGCAGTTGGGCAAAGAGACGTTCAGCGTGAGCGGGAGGCGGCGGCGATGACGGTTCTTGAAGGTTTTGGCCTTGGTCTGATTGTGGGTGCAGGATGCGTACTCGCACTCATTTGGTACTTCGACCCTACGAGGGGTTGTCAGCCTTCAGTGAGCTACTACATGCGGCCAAAGCAGATCACGCGGAAAGTGCGCGGGCCATACAAGCGCAAAGAGAATGCCGTCTCCGTTCCAATTCCTGCGGAGACGGCGCCAGAAGTGAAGGCTGAGGAAGAGTACGCAGTAGCAGGACAGCCACGCAAGCCGTCCTGGCGTGTTCGTAAACGTGAGCTGGAAGCGGCAGAGAAGACGAAGCGCAAACAGCGTGACGAGTATAGGGAGATTGGATGATGGCATTGATGAATCTCAAACCGGTGATGAAAGAGCCTGTACTTGGCGCTCCGCAACCGGGTGTCCCCAACTTCGGGATCAAGCCTGGATTGCTTAAGGGAAATCCCATGTTTCAGCCGGCAAAGGCTGAGTCGATCCGTGTGCCAAATCGGGTCAAGATGCCACAGGCTCCCAGCTTGATGAAGAGGCTGACGGGAAAGTGAACGAAGGCATGGAGACCAACCCAGCGGAGACCGAGCAGGACGAAGCAAGCACTTCGCCCCTCGACAATGATGAGCAGTTGCAGCGCGAAATATTCTCGAAGCTGAACGATCACAACTCCAAGGGCAAAGTGAACCGGATGGCCGAGGTGCAGAATGCCCGCGACCAGCGGCTCTACTTTAAGGGTGTCCAGCAGTTTTACTGGTCGGAAGACCGGCAGGATGTCATATTCGACAACGACGAAGATGATCCGTACAGCCGCACCTTCAACGTGTTTCAGGGCTACGGGAAGATTTTTCAGTCGACGTTTATGGGGGCGCGGCCCAAGGTGCGGCCTGAAGCGGACGACCCCTTCGATTCAGCCAGCATTCGCAACACATCGAAAGCTGAGACTTATGAGCGTGTGTACCGCAAGTACAACGACACGCCGACGATGCAGGCTGAGGCCAGTCGGCTGTTCTGGACCGATGGCCGCACCGTCACCCGCACGGTATCACGCAACGGCAAGGAGATCACCGAGTTCTGGGGCGTGCTGGAGTCGCGTCTACCTGCAACAGCCAAAGAAGACATTGAAGTGCCGCTGAAGAACTGCCCACTGATCGAGCTCGAAGATGAGTATCCGATGGTGCAACTGAAGCGCGATTACCCGGACGACGTTCGTACGAAGATCAATAGCGGCAACGGAGACACATACGAGCGCAATGCGCGGCTGGCAGTGAAGCGTCAGGCCGGAACCGACACCAGCATCGACGTCATGAGCGGTGAGGATGCGTACGGCCTGGCTACGAAGACCTGGAGCTACATGAGGCCCGAGTTCTTTGAGCACTTTCAGGAAGCTAGCCGAAAGTCTTTGCAGGCGGACTACCCATCCGGACTGTGCGTGGTGCACAACGGTGATGTTTACCTCGAGAGTTACGAATGCGACGTGGACGCTTGTCTGGATGTAATTCATGCGCTTCCCGGAGACGGCATGAGCCGCGGCAGTATCGGACAGCCGATGATGCCTTTGCAGGATTCGGCGAACACGGCTCAGAACCTGATTGAGGAAACATTTGATCACGGCATACCGACGACATACTACGACACCAAGACCAACATTGATGGCCTGAACAAGCAGCGCGAGATGCCCGGAGCCAGCCGCAAGGCGACAGGGCTGCAGGGCCAGCCTCTTTCGAATGCGTTTTATGAGACGACGCCGCTGAACCCTTCCCAGCAGTTGATGAACTATGTGGAGGACGTGAAGGGGCCACAGTCGCAGTTTGCCACCGGCCAGCAGCCAGCCTTGTTTGGCGGGGACATGACCGACCAGAAGACTGCTTCGGGATACGCGCAGGCGCGATCCATGGCGCTGGGCCAGATGGCGATTGTGTGGAAGCCGTTTACGGCGTGGTTTGCGCGGGAGATGACGCGGGCGATCAAGATGGCGTCTCAGCGCACAGATGACATCAAGGCGCTGCTGCCATCGAAGCGACCGGGTGGGACGGCAGAAGCCGCCCTTATTATTCCCGGCGAGCTGATGGGGTTGGGATTCACGAACGAATCGGATGAGAACTTCCCAGAGACCTGGACGGAGAAGTCGAACAAGCTGATGACGCTGATGCAGGATCAGGACTTCAAGCAGCTGATCGTGAACGAACCTGCGAACTGGTTCTTCGTCAAGGAGATGATTGGCCTGCCCGAGCTGAAGCTGGCCAGCGAATCACTGATGACGAAAGTGCTGGCCGACATTGCGCAGATGGAAAATGAGACGCCGCAGCCGGATCCGACGCAGATGCCTGCGACGCAGCTACCCGCCATGGGACAGCAGGCTCCGCCGCCACCCATGGTGAGCAGCATCAAGATCGACACGGAATTTCTCGAACCGGACGACTTCGCCACCGGCTTCAAGACGGTCAAGCAATGGCTGCTGGATACGGGCGCAACCGTGCAGCTCAGCAAGCCAGCTTGGTATGCCAACGTTCGGCTGTACGGTTTGCAGTACAAACAGGGGATGATTGCGGCGCAGCAGGCTGCAGCACCCGCGCCAGAGCCTCCCGATTTGCCAAAGGTCGTGATCCCCTACGACTCATTGCCTGCTGGCGGCAAGGTACAAGCTGCTGCGAAGGCAGACATCAACATTACGCCGGCCGACATTGCTACCGTCCCGGTAAAACCAGTAGCAACAGGAGCAACGAATGCCTGAAGACATAGAGCAGTTGGCGCGTATCAAGCAAGTTCTGCAACGCGCTTATGGAACCAATGCGATCCCCAGCAGCATGACTCCGCTGGAGGCTGTTCAACATGTAATCAAAAATAAACTGACGCCCTGCGAACCCCGTTTTGTGGGAGGAAAGTAAATGCCTGAAGATGCCGTGATGGAAGCACCCGAAGTCAGCGAACCGGAAGCCGAGCCTGTAGAGGGTGAAATTGAGGAGCCAGCTGCCGAACCGGAAGTCGAAGTCGAACCCACCGAAGAAGTGGAGGGAGAAGAGGTCGCCGAAGAAGAGGGCGAGCAGGAAGTTGCGGGCCAGGACGGACGCAAGATGCCTGATGGTCTGAAGAAAGCCTTGGCCGAGCTGAAGACGGCTGGCAAAGGCGACGTTGCCAAGCAGATCAAGGGTCTGTTCTATGCCGAACAGGAATACCGCGCGATGTTTCCGACCCCTGCCGATGCCGCGACTGTAAAAGCGACGCTGGATGAGATCGGCGGACCTGAGGGTATCAAGGAGATTCAGCAGGAGCGTCAGGAGTGGTTGGCGCTGGACCAGCAGTTCGCCGAAGGAAAGCCAGACTTCGCCAAGTCGCTTGCGCAGAGCAGCCCTGAGGCGCTGGTAAAGAACGCTCCGCATGTGCTGAACGAGTGGGCAAGTTTGGCTCCCGAGCAGTATCAGTACTTTGCGAACAGCGTGGCGGCGAACACGATTATGTCGCAGCCTGGCGTGGAGGCCTCACTCACGCAACTGGCGCATCTGCATGGCCAGCTTGCTGACACTCCCTGGGCCCAACAGGCGATCGCAAACGTGGTCAATGGGATTCTCGGGCTCAAGGATAAGACTGCTCAGTACGAGCAGAAGCGTGTGGATCCGCGCGAACAGCAGCTGAAGCAGCGCGAGACGGAATTTGAGCAGCGGCGCCGCGCCGATTTTGAAGGTGGTGTGGCCGACAAGGCCGAGAAGTATCTTGCCGAGAAGATGCAGCCGGAGCTGAAGCGCGTGATCGGAACCCGTACCGTGGACCCTGAGGCGATGAAGGGCTACGAGCGCATGGTGAACGATGAGGTGATGCGGCGGCTCGGCGAAGTTCCCGGATTTGAAGAGATGCTGGAGGCAAACTACCGGACCGGCAACGCGGACAAGTCGCTCGCGTACATCCAGCAGCAGTACAACAAGATTCTTCCAGAGGCCGTGAAGGTAATTGCTCCGTACCTTAGGAACATCGCTCCCGGTAAGCCAGCACCCAAGGCCGCTGCTACAGGCGCAACCGGAAAGCCAGCCACGCCCGGGCATGTGACGCTGCGCGAGATGCCGAGCTGGGACCAAGTTGATCGCAACAAGACGACCGTTGCGGACATGATGATGGGCAAAGCCGTATTAACGAACGGTAAGACGGCGAGCGGCTGGGCGTGAAGTCGCGGATCATAAAGCTTCGCCAGAATTGGGTGTGTGAAATGGATGGACGTGTTTGCTTCTGCAGCACTTTCGCCGACGCCGTCCTATGGCACGATATGCAAATCACTGCAAAGTCTCTTATCAGGCAGGCTGCTCTGTCACAGCCACCCAGAATTTGAAGAGTTTATTCGCCTTGTTCGCTTGGGCGCCATTCAGTTTTAGTTTCACGCAGGCGAAGTGGTGGCACGCGGTGTATAGCTCTGGAGGTCCCAACCTCTCGAAAAAGGGTGAGCGAAGCATGGCGGCGACGACTGAGCTGCGTACGCAGTACAGCAACACAATGCTGCAAGGTCTTACACAGCAAAACCCGGGCTGCGCCTGACGGCGAAAGGGGTGACCACGCAAGCACTCGCAAGAGGGTTTGACATGGCAACAGCAGATGTAATCGGTCTACAGAAAGAGAAGGTTCTTGCGAACCTTCCAAAGTTGTTCCTCATGGGTGAAGACAAGGTCATCACCGAGATCATGCGGAATGGTGGGCTTGGAGCCGTACCGGTATCCAAGCGTTCTTTGCGCATCCCGCTCCAGATCGCTTCCGGGGGTAAGGGTCGTCTTGCCAACTTCGACGGTGGTTCGCTCGGTCGCGGATCTTCCATCAGCACGGTTCCGGGGTATGTCTCAACGAAGGGCTTCGTTTGGGCGCTCGAAAACACGACCGAAGCCTACTGGGGGACTGATGGCACAGACAAGGCCATCGCTTCCGTAGCGGCGCTCGAGCAGGCGCAGCAGATGGAGAACTTCAAGCAGTTTCTTGATGCTCTCTTCTTCGCTCCTTCCGGGACGATGGGTGTCATCACGGCGATTGCCGGCAACGTGCTGACGGTGGCCAACGCGAACAACTTCTACAACGGACAGGACGTGCTGTTCTATCCCGCTCTGGGTGGAACTGTTCGCTCCACCACGGAATCCACCGTGCAGACGGTGGACGCCAACAACAAGCAGATCACGCTGACCGCCGCGCCTCCTGCGGGCACTGCGGTAGGCGACCTGGTCATGGTGGATGGTTCGCCAGGTATTGCCGGGTCTTCCCTGTCGAGCCTGTACGACTATCACGTGTCGGCCAACACCGGAACGATCCTGACCCTCAAC